GTCGGATTGGTTCGCGATGGGCCTCTCGACTGATAAGCCCGAACGATTCCAGGGTCATCACGCGCCGCGTATGATGCTTGTTGTTGATGAGGCTAGTGGTATTGATGAGGCTATCTACGAAGCTTCAGAGGGTTTCCTTACTGCGGACGAGGCGCGTGTTCTTCTGATTGGGAATCCGACGCGCCCGACGGGAACTTTTTATAAAGCCTTCCAGAAGGACTCTGGTTGGTATCAGGTGCATATGAGTGCGTTTGATGCGCCAGCGTTCACGGGTGAGAAGGTGTCCGAGGCGGCGCAGAAGGCTCTGATTACTCAAGAATGGGTGCAGGATGCGAAGCAACAGTGGGGTGAGGAGTCTGCTGCGTACAAGATTCGCGTCATGGGCGAGTTTTGTGAGACTACTGGTCGCCAATTCTTCCAATTTTTAGACAAATTAGAGCCGGTTGCGCCTAAGAAGCGTGGCTTTGTGCGGGGAATGCCTGTCCCTGGGGGGCGTATCGAGTTCTATGAGGACTCTAGAGGCGGAATGCGCTTGTGGGAGACGCCCAAGGCCGGCGAACGCTACATTATTTTTGCTGATGTTGCCGGATCGGTGAGTTTTGACGAGTATGAGCGTCGAGAATCCCGAATTGGCACTGGTGCCGGCTCGGATTACAGCGTCGCGCAAGTGTTGCGGCGTGATAATGGTCACCAGGTCGCTGAGATTCGTTATCGCGCTGATGTTGACGAGTTCGCAGACGACTTGGCGCGCCTTGGCCGCTTGTATAACGATGCGATCATCGCTATCGAACGGAACGGGCCGGGAACGGCTGTCCTTACTCAGCTGAAGAACACGATGGGGTATCCGCATATCTGGCGACCCCATAATCCGATTGGTGTGAAGGCGAAGTACGAGCAGACGCTTGGTTGGAACACGACGAGTGCGACTCGACCATTGATGCTGGCGGCTTTGCAAGCTGCGATTCGTGACGAGCCTGAGCGTTTGAAGAGTGATCTTCTTCGTGATGAGATTCGCACGTTTGTTTTTAGGGATCGGAATGGTAAGGAGCCGCGCCCCGAGGCGGACGAGGGTTGTCACGACGACTTGGTGATGGCTATGGGTGGTGCGCAAGCGGTGTGGCAGCAAGAGTGTACGACTCCTATTCGGCTTGCTGAGCGTAAGAAGCCTGAGCCGCAGCCGAATCTTCAGAAGCGTGCGCCACGATTTGTAGTTGGTCGCGGCTGATCACAAGTTGCGGCTTGTGTTTTTTGCTCTGATTACAAGGTGCGACTTGTTGGATGCGGCTAGGAGAATCCGCGAGTGAGCGGGATGGGTTGGTATCTCCTAGCCGCTCGCGAACCGTAGCATGTATTATTCTCGCATGAGCGAGTATAAGCCTAGCTCTGGAATGCAATCAGCAGCGCGCCGAGGACTAGACCTTGTTAAGGGTGGGCGTGCCGGCGGAGGCTTCGAGCCTGCTACGGCTACTCGCGCGCGGAAGATCGCCAGTGGCGCACCATTGTCGCGTGATCATGTTATGCGGATGCACTCATTCTTTTCGCGTCACGCCGTTGATCGCAAGCCTAATTGGGGCGCGAAGGGTAAGGAGACTCCAGGGTATGTGGCGTGGCAGGCGTGGGGTGGGGATGCTGGTGCGGCGTGGGCTGCTCGGCAGGCTGCGAGCATTAAGCGTGTGGAGTCTGGTAAGTAGGGTATGATTCTCGTATGAGTGCAAAGTACGAGAAGCTTGTGAAGTCGTTGAGCGCGAAGGGTTCGCGTGATCCGAGGGCGCTGGCTGCGTATATTGGGCGGCGGAAGCTTGGTAAGGAAGAGTTTCAGCGTCGCGCTGCTGCTGGTCGTAAGAAGTCCGCAGAGTAAGGTATAGTTTTCGCATGCCTGCTTTTGAGTCTGACCCTAGAGACAATAGTCGCCCGTTTGTACACACAAACGTAACTGGTGACGTTACAAAACAGAGTGCTATGAGTTCGATTGCCGAACAGGGCGTCAGCGGCGGGATGGGTGCGCTTGTTAAGACTCTTGCTAAAAAGGCAAAGGATAGGCGGTCAGCGATTAAGTATGCGCGCACTGGTGAGGCGGCGAAGAAGCGTGGCGAAATGGGATATAACCCGTCTGGCACGCAGGGCGCAAAGGGCACCGAGGCGAAGTATATGAATCCTCGCGTGGCTAAGCGAACTAAGTAATGGACGCGCTTGACAAGCTCAAGAAGAAGAACGCTCCCCAAGTCAGCGTTGCCCTTATGCGCATGAAGCCCATGTCGCGCAAAGAAGCAGTAACAGACTCCATGTCGTATCGCGACGACGAAGGCAACATGGAAGAAAACAAGGAAATGTCGGAAGACAAAGAAGAGTATGGTTCCGAGTCTTGCCCCAAGTGCGCCGAGTATCAGATGCTAATCGGAGAAGCCATCACCATGTACATGCGAAACAAGGATAAGGAGGAAGCGCCAGACTCCGAGATGGAGTAGGTGCTACAATAATCGCATGGCAGTAGATCCGAGCATGATGGGCGCACCTCCAATGATGCCGCCCGTACCAATGAGCGCACCCCCCGCACCCGGCGGCCCGATCCCTCCCGCAGTCGCGGCCCTTCCCGGCATGAGCCAGCTCGCGCAGGCGCAGACGATGCAGATGATGGATCAGCAGCGTCAGATGGCGATGATGCAGGAAGAGATGCAGAAGCAGATGATGATGCTTATCTCTAGCCTGCCGACGCCGAATCCGGCTGGTGAGGCTGCTGTCTCGACTCCGATGAGTCCGATGATGAGTGGCGTTGGCGCTCCGCTTGGTGGCGCTTCGGCTCCGATGGGCGGCTCGATGATGGGGGGCGCACCGGACATGGGTGCGCCTGGTGCCTACTAACAATTTTCAGCAGACTGATCCGGCGATCTTGTCGCCGTATACGCATGCTCATATTGTGACTCCGAGCAATACGGAGGATCTTGATGAGGTTACTCGCGGGTTGTACGCAAGTAAGGGTGCGTCTTCGCATTGTGACGTAAGCGTGATCCTAATAGGTGATACTGATCCGGTTACGCTTGTGTTGGCGCGTGGCGAAATTGTTCCGATGCGAGTAAAGCGCGTACGTGTAACAAATACTGACGCGACAAACATCGTTGCCCTTTACTGATAGACTAGACACATGCCGTTTACCACGCCTGCGACAGTCTCGCCAGGAGACAAGTATAACGCTTCTGCGCATAACATTATTGTTGGCGACCTTACTGATCTTGACACGCGCCTAACAGCCGCAGCCGCGTACACCGTTCCCGCCGGCTCTCTCACTTCTTACGTTGGAGCTGCTGCTCCTTCTGGGTGGCTATTGTGTGACGGTAGTCAGGTTTCTCAGTCAACGTATAGTGCGCTTTATGCGATCATTGGGGCTAACAAGTTTGGCACTGATACGGGTGGAAACTTTTTTCTTCCCGATCTTCGCGGCCGGGTTCCTGTTGGGCTTGGTACGAATGCTGATGTTGATGTTATTGGTGATAATGATGGAGCAGCGTTGGCTAATCGTTCGCCTAAGCATCAGCACACTGTTTACGATCCGGGTCATTCGCATACTGTTACTGGCTTGACTTCAAATACTCAGTCGCCTCCCGATGGTGCTGTAACTTTGACTGGTTTTGGAGGTAGTTCGTTTTATGCTAACGCTCATACGGTCACAACAAATGCAACTGGCGTTAAGGTTAACCCCCAGAACACGGCTACTTCTACTAGCCCGGTTGACGCTCCTTCCTTCTTGACCCTCAACTTCATCATCAAAACTTAAATGCCATATACCCGACCCTACTCTGGTGGTTTCCAAGACTTTCCGAATACGGGAACGCCAATCAATGCGCTTGCGCTGAACACAATTGACCTTGGCGTAAAAACAGTTAGCGACACCGTAGACGCTCTTGGTTCGTGGACAGCGTACGTCCCGGCTCTGACTAATACGACTGCGCCTATTACGGTAGCTCGCTACTCAAAGACTGGCAAGACAGTCCACTTTTATGTCCAGTTGACGCTAACTGGTGCGCAGGTAACTGGGCTTGTTGGGATTGCGCTTCCTCCGTTTGCGATGCTTAGCACTAGCTCTGGCACGTTTGAAGTAAAACTGATTGACGCGGGAGTTGTATACGCTGGCGTTGGAGTTGCCGGAACGACGGCTAGGGTTGATTGTTACGCTCTTAACGCCGCTGGTACATACGCCGTAGTTACAGCAACAAGCAGTACCGTCCCGGTTACGTGGGCAACTACAGACCAGATCATTGTAAGCGGAACATACGAGTCCGCATAATGATCGAGTCTACCGACCAGAAGAAACTCCTAGACCGATTCCAAAAGTGCTGGGGCTACTCTGACCAGAAGCACCGCGCCAATCGAGAGTTCTACAAGAAGTGCGACGATGGTTACAACGCAATCATCAAGCCATCCAACTCTGAGTGGCAGAGTGACCTGCACCCGCCGTACGCGCTTCAGATCATTGACGTTATCGAGTCGAACATTGTTGATGATGAGCCTGACGTTCGCGTCATCCCCGCACAACCCGACTACTCCGAAGGCGCTGACCTTCTCACGAACATTCTGAAGCAGCAGCGTTACAAGGATAACTTTGCTGAGAAGTACGCACTCTTCGTCAAGCAGTCCCTCATTCGGGGCATTAGCATTGCGAAGATTCCGTGGCTAGAAGAGTGGCGGAAAGTCCCCACTCCGAACTACAAGCCTGATCCGCTCGGGATGCGCGAGCCGTACCAGACCGTTCCGTACCGGCAGCAGCCAGGCTTCGTCAACGTAGACGCTAATCATTTCCTCTGGGACGCAAACGCTACCAGTCTTGACGATGCCGAGTACGTCTTCTTCCGTACGTACGAGTCGAAGCGCAGCCTAGAAGCCGCCGGCGTCTACGACAACCTAGAGAAGATCGTCGAGCTAACAACGACAACTACTGAAGATAAAGAGCGGCGCAATCGTGTCGAAGTTGTTGAGTGGTGGTGGCGCGACGGCAACATGATGCGCCTTACCGTTGTTGCGAACCGGAACACGATCATTCGTGATTGTGCCTCTCCCTTCTGGCACGGCCAGTTCCCCTTTGTCGTCGCGAACATCATGCCGACACCATTCGCGTTCCGCGGCAAGAGCATCGTTGAGATCATCAGTGACCTTCAGATCGCCCTCTGGGAGCTACAGAATCAGCGCATTGACAACTCAAAGTTCATGGCGAACGCGGCTATGTTTGTTGATCCGAACACTGAGCAGCAGGACATTCGCCTCTACCCTGGCGCTGTCATTCCGCTTCGTCCTGATCAGGTGCAGGCGTGGGTGCCGAACATCTCGATTCTTCAGCCGAGCGTGCAGGCCGAGGAGATGCTGAAGGGTGATCTTCAGAACATCACGGGCGCGGTTGGCTACTTGAGTGGCGCGTCTAATACTCAGATTGATCAGACGACAGCAACAGGCATTTCGGTCATTAGTAATATGGCTGCTAAGCGCATCATTCGGATGAAGCAGCAGATCATGTATGCGATGCGACGCTGCGGCGAGCAGCAGGTCGCGTTGAATCAGCAGCTCCTTCCCGGCCCTATTGCTGTCAGGATTGATCGTGATTCTGATGCTGAGTGGAAAGTCGTTACGCCTACTGATATTCAAGGCCAGTACGATTTCCGCGTCGAGGATGCGAATGAGAGCCTTATGCGGCAGGAGCGTCGCGCTGAGGCTCTCGCGTTTGCGAATTGGTTTGGACAGAATTATGCTCTCCTTACCCAGAGTGGCGTCACTCCTAATATGCGTCGAGTCGCTGAGGATGTTATTCAAGCGTTTGACGAAGATCCGAAAGAATATCTTGGAGACGCCGAACAGGTGCAGAACCCGCCTTTGGTCGGAGGGCCGGGTCAGTCACAGCCGGAACCGACAACCCCAATGGGCGCAGCGCCTGGAATGCCGAGCATTCCGCCGGAAATCCTTGCTGCGCTCGGGGCCGGTTCCGGCCTAAACAATCAGTAATTCTGACCATCCGACTGGAGGACTAGATGAGTACGAACGATACGACCGAAATCGTTGACGAGATTGATCCGATTGCAAACGCGATCATGCATGGCGGCTCTGGGCATGATGCGCCGGAAAGCGGTGCGGATTTTGCACCGGAAAGCGGTGCAGACGTTGAGGAGGCTCCCGAAGAGCTGATCCTTGGCAAGTTCAAGAGTCCCGATGATGTTCTTGAGGCGTATAAGAATCTTGAGGCGTACAACACGCAGCAGAATCAGCGCCTGTCCGAGCTAGAGGCTCTGTTGTCTGCGGATGATGAGGAAGAGTACGAGGCTCCGCGTCCGTGGGGTGTTCAGTTTAATGGCGAGCCGGATAATGAGGAGCAGCTTGTTGGTTGGGCTGAGCGTGATCCGGGTCAGGCTGCGCAGTGGGCGATTGCGAATGCTGATCGCGTTCCGAAGGAAACTGTTGATGGTCTTTGGGAGCATTGGTTTGAGCGTAAGCCGACTGAGGCAATGGCGTGGTATACGCAGCAGCAGACGCAGCATGTTACGCAGCAGTACGAGCAGGAACTCGCTTCGTTGCGTGAGCAGGTCGCCCCGTTGCGTGACGCGCAGACTCAGAACATGTTCGAGGGCGCGCTCGGGTCGCTAGAGGCTCAGATCCCTGATCTTGCCGAGTATTCGGAGAAGATCCAAGAGTACGTTGATAATATTCCCGTTGATCAGCTTCATCTTGCGTTCTTCCCGAATGGGATGGATACGCCGGAGAAGGTGCAAGAAGGCGTTCGTAGTTTGTATGCGATTGTGCGGATGCGTGAGC